TTAGTGAAAAAATAAAAGCAAATGAAAAATTAGTTCCTTTATACCAACAACTTAAATTTCGTAAATACAAATGGTACGCTCATATCAATAAAAAACGAACAGAAGATAATATGGTGAATAAAATAGCAAATAAATACAGCAAAGACCATATTATCATAATCGGTGATTGGAGTATAGGAAAACAAATGAGAAACTTTATATCTACTCCAAATTTAACCCTGAAAAGAAAATTACAAGAAACATTTAAGGTTTATAATATAGATGAATTTAGAACTTCTTGTTTATCCTATAAAACAGAAGAAGTATGTGAAAATCTATATTTGAAATTCAAAAAAGACCCAAAACAAAAAGACCGAAAGATACATTCTATCCTAACATATCAAATGGAAAATAATAGGAAGGGATGTATCAATCGTGATAAAAATGGATGTAAGAATATCCAAAAAGTATTCAAATCTTATATGGAAACAGGAGAAAGACCTGAAAAGTATAGAAGAGAATACAAAATCCAATAAAATATACTAACCATTACAGAAATGTAATTGTGAAATAGCATAATGCCCGTTAGGGTGCTTTTACACTATTGAGAAGGAGAATAACATTTTTTATTTTTTATAGAAAGTTTGTCTCATTTTTCTTTTTGGTCGGTGTAATTAGAATGAAATTTTTACCTTTATTACCATTATTACATACGTAACTTGTAACTACTTATCTCCAATAAAGCCATAATCTACTTTTTTAGGATACACACCGTTTTTACATAGTATTTTTCCAATCATTACATCTTCGTATATTTCCGATTCATATATTTTATTTGCATAAAATACAGCAGGGTTACATTCGTTGTTTATAATTTCTGCTGCTTTTCTACTTAATATATAACTGCATCCTCCATCTAGCCAAATTAAATTATCTGTTATAGGATATGGTTTATTATACCAATAGGATTTTTGATCAACTTTACCAAAATGATAATTACTCTCAAATCTTTTTTCAAAAACAATACGATTAAGTTTTTGACCAATATAATCACCATACTGAACCTCATGTATTTTATGCAAGTTTTTTATATTTTCTTTATTAAATCCTGTATCATGGTCATCTACCTTTAAAATATGAGTAACATCTGAAAAATGGTTGTTATGTAAAACATAGTCAATCATGGTAATTACTTTTTCTGGTAATCCGTCATACGCATCATTACATTTTAAATGTAATACGTGATTTTTCTTGTCCATGTATGTATTATCTGAACCACCTGTAAAAATATACGTATCTTTTCTACGTCTATTAATAATTTCTTCCCATAAGCACGAATGTTTATTACAAGACATTACCATAATTATTATTCTCATAATATAATATTATATTATTATAATCAAAATTTTTATTTTGTTTTCTTAAGTTGCGTATACTAAACCAGCGTTTCCACCTACAAACATAATCATATTAATTCGCTCTTCCATTAAAATAAAATTAAAATTGTATTCAAATATTCTCCAAGTTGGTTTATTAATTCCTATTATTTCTTGCGTTTGAGGGTCGCAAATGGTTAATACTTGGGCAAAAGGGTCTAATTGAGGAATGACAGTTGTAAATTCAAATTCAATTTTGTGAAAACGATTCATGTTAATCGCACCTGAAGGTTGTAAATCGAATGGAGACGTATTTAATCCAAATTGATAACAATACAACCCAGGCGGTGCATTTCCGGATGTTCTGATGTATTTTTCTATGTAACTAAATACACCTGCAGGTTGCAAATTTTCTCTGTATTGCCCATCCAAAAGAATGCCTAACGTAATTAGTATATCTTTTGTGTTTTCTAATGTAAAACGTCCTGTCATCATTAATTGACTTGAATTCCCATCTGGATTCACGCCTGGACCAATAGTTGTTCCATCAGATAATGTGTATACACCTTGAGTAGGTGTCGGAATCAAATCATTAGGTAAATAATTATAAGGCCAATTAGTATAATTAGACCACTCATTACGCAGATTCGCATCACTTCTTTGTAAATACCACATCCACCCTGTAACTAATCCAATAGATTCTAAATCTATTTTGTTTGGTCCTGTGACATTATAAAATATTCTCTCATTCACTTGTTTAAATAAATATTTTTGCTCGTTTTTAGCAAACAATTTTTGTTCATCATTCGAGAGAAATCCGTATGTACAATTTAAATGAATGTCGGAATTCCAGATTGCACGTGTATCTGAATAAGAATCAATCCCAATAGCCACATCAGGCGGTGTTTGTAAAAATCGATGCATTTGCATGTAATAAAGGTTCAGATTAGGCGCTACGTATGGAAAGTTGTTATAATTGTCAAACACATCACGTATTTTAAATAATTGATTTATGGGACGGATAGTAATTGTTATTTGCAATTCGTTGTACTGTAAAGCTACTAAAGGAAATGCCATTTGACTTTTTAAATTAAACCATGCATTCAAAGGAATGTACAGAATTCTACCGCGAATAGACGGTTCTGTACCGCCTGGTGATTCTGTAAAATAAGTATTTGGATACATATTCACTCGTGTCCCTGAATTTGCAGGGTCATTTAATTCAGGAACATTTCCAATCATTTCATCAAATAACGCTTTCTTTTCCGAAGGAAAATCCCTTTGAACAACAGATAATAAATATTGTCCTGAAAATTCTTGTAATTTTTGATTTCCACATGTAATGGTAATCTTACTAATCATTTGTGCTCCAATATTTTCAATCCATTTAAATTCATATGGCGCCCAATTTGTATACATTTCTTCGCCATCTGGATTTACAACTGTTCTAGGAGGAAATATTGGACTCCAAATAGTAGGTAACTGAAGAGACAAATAACAATCCATTAACAAATCACCATATCTAGGAATTTTAAAAGTAAAAGAAGATTCTTCTGTTAAATATAACGTTTTTGCACCTTCATAATCCACACGAAATTTCTGAAGACCAAAGTTAGTATATTTCGCATAAGTTGTTTTCCAGAATGTTTTACTTGGATTTGAATTTAATATTACATTTTGCTGTCCTTCACTCACTAAATTTAGTAATCCGCCAGCCATATGATTATTATGTATATTTAATTTTAAACCATTTATTAAATTATTTTGTTAGATTTTATTTCGTTTTTTGTATATTATTTGTTTTTTTATAATACCTTATAATAAGTATGCCTGCAAACACGATGGATATGGAAAGCATGAAAGAAAATTTTGTATCATTTATCATTTTTATCGTCATTATTCTTATTATTATAGTTATAACCATTTGTGTTATTTACATTCGCCGATTAAACACAAGTAATTGCAATTATATGACTAATTTATATGGAACATTAGACGGAAATATTTCTTCTATTGACCCTAGCAGTCCTGATTCTAGTGGAAATTTAAGAGATTATTACATTAAAACCGCTTATAATGCTTGTAGCGGCGGCAGTTATAAAAATGATTATGTAAACATTTGCAATTTAAAAAATGTCCTTAAACAAGGTGTAAGAGGTATAGACTTGGAAATATATTCTATAGATAATAAGCCGGTGGTTTCTACATCTACTTCTAATAGTTATTACATAAAAGAAACATTCAATTACGTGAATTTTTCCGATGTTATGAGCACAATTAAAAATTATGCTTTTTCAAGTGGAACAGCTCCTAACTACAACGATCCTCTTATTCTGCACTTACGATTCCAAAGTTCTAATCAAACTATGTATACAAACACGACAACTATTTTACAAAGTTATGATTCTATTCTTCTTGGTAGCGATTATAGTTTTGAAACAAATCGTACAAATTTAGGTTCTGTTCCGTTATTAGATTTAATGGGGAAAGTCGTGATTATTGTAGACCGCTCCAATACTGCATTTGTGGAAAACCAGGCTTTTTTAGAATACGTAAACATGGCTAGTAACTCTGTTTTTATGCGTGCCATTACTTATTACGACGTTAAAAATACACCAGACATGGCAGAATTACAAGATTTTAATAAAACAGGTATGAGTATCGTATTTCCAGAAAATGGAGTAAATCCTCCAAATCCGAGTGCTATTGTAACGGGAGAAAACGGATGTCAAATGACAGCTATGCGGTTTCAAAATACAGATAGTTATTTAGAACAGTACAATTCTTTTTTCGATGAAGCTGGTTACGCGTTTGTATTAAAACCATTAAAACTAAGATACGAACCTGTTATGGTTGACCAAGCAAAACCACAAGATAAAAAGTTATCTTATGAAACTAGAACTTCTAGCACAGATTATTATAGTATTAATTTTTAATTTATCTTCGATTTTACAAAATCTTTTATTATATATTTTCTATATATAATACAATATGAAACTAAACAAAATATGTGATAAAAATATAACTTTCGGAGACTGTGAACTAACAATTCTTCGTTTAGCCGTAGACAACGCTGAAAAAAAACTGGGGAAACGAATCGTTAGCTCAGAAAACGTTATTAAAATGATTGAAATAGTAGAAAATTTTATCAAACGCAAAAACTTGATTTGTTATGGAGGAACAGCTATTAATAACATTCTACCGAAAGATTCACAATTTTATGATAAAGAAACTGAAATTCCCGATTACGATTTTTTTACCACTAACGCATTAAATGATGCCAAAGAATTAGCAGATATTTATTACAAAGAAGGGTTTGAAGACGTAGAAGCCAAATCAGGAATACATCATGGTACATATAAAGTGTTTGTAAATTATACTCCGGTAGCGGATATCACGAGCATTCCAAAAGAAATATTTAGTGTTCTCAAAAAAGAGTCTATTCGTGTTTCTGGAATACTGTACGCACCTCCTAATTTTCTAAGAATGTCTATGCATTTAGAATTAAGTCGTCCTGCAGGTGATATTTCTAGATGGGAAAAAGTATTAAAGCGTCTTACATTACTAAATAAATATTATCCAATAACAAATATCGATTGCAATAAGGTTGATTTACAAAGAGACCTTGCTACAACGTATGAAGACGTTAAAAAAAATGAAATATACGATACAATTATAAAAACATTCATATCACAAGGAGTCGTATTTTTTGGAGGTTATGCAATTTCTCAGTATAAAAAACTAATGAAACATAACAAAAAAGATAATCGTGTCTCCGATTTTGATGTTCTTTCTAAAACGCCCAAGGTAACAGCAGAAATAATAAAAGAACGGTTGAATGATATTGGTGTTTCCAAAGTAAAAATTATAAGGCATGAGGCGATTGGAGAATTAGTTCCTCTTCATTATGAATTAAAAATAGGGGTTGACACAGTTGCATTCATATATGAACCAGTCAGTTGTCATTCTTATAATTTAATAAACATAAAGGGTGAAAAAGTAAAAATCGCCACAATCGATACAATACTAAGCTTTTATTTAGCATTTTTGTATGCAAACAAACCATATTACAACGAATTTATTGATAGAACTATATGTTTATCTAAATTTTTATTTGATGTACAACAAGAAAATAGATTATCACAGAATGGCGTGTTAAAACGTTTTAGTATTGTATGTTACGGTCGCCATCATGGTTTGGATGACTCGCGCACAGAAAAGGCAAAAAAATTTATAGAATTGAAAAATAAAAGAGGAACAAAAGAATTCGAGGAGTGGTTTTTAAATTATGTTCCTGGAAATAAAACAGAAAGCAAAGAAGGCAAAGAAAGTAAAAGTAAGAGAGAAAGTAAGAGAAAAAAGAGAAATTATCCGTATACAAAAAACTCAAAGAAATCAAAAAATCCTTACAACAGAACAAGAAAAATGAAATTTTGGTGAAACGTAAAAATCACAAAACATATGTTTCTAAAAATGTAGAATACGTTATGTAAAGGCTTTTAGATACAATTATATATACAAAATTTTTATCGATATCATATGGTAGCAATTTGAATAATAATTTAAAAAAATAAACGCTGTATAATATTATTTTTTCAATCATTTTTTTGAAAAAAAAATGTATATTATCTGAACATTCCCATTCATCAACATAACTACACATTTGCGTGCTTCTTTGTTTTATATAAAATGTATGAATATCTAACAATCCACTTAATATACGATGAATGTTTGTTTTTTCATTTCTTACATTCAAAATGTAATTTATTTTATCGCTTCCAAATAAATCTAAATATAATATTTTTTTGCGTATATCCTTTTGAAAAATATAAGGATTAAGACCGTCAATATATTTTGTTTTATAATTTATTTTACCATCAATCAAAAAAGGAAAAAAGCACGATTTAATAATACTGTCAATCAAATCTTCGTTGCTTTTGTATTTGGTTTTTACTATTTTTTTCCCGTTTTGAATGTTATAATACGTAATATACAATCTATTGTTTACTTTCAAATAAAAATCATTCGATATGTATTTATTTAAATATACGTGTATGTTTTTGATTTTTTCTAAATGATAACTCTCTTTAAAATTATCAAACAAAATACTATATAATTTATACGCAGCATCTAGAGAATTTAAATAGTACAGTAATGAACATATAGCTCCTATACTACAAGAAGACATTCTATCTACCTTTATGTATTTGCGATTTTCCATTTCTTTCAAAAAATAAAGAGCTCCAATTAAATAACTACCGTTAAATATACCACCATCCAAAACCAAATCTATTGTTGTATTTCTTTTCGTTATTTCTTCTGGCAAATTTTTTATTAATTTATTCACATATTTACGTATTAGTTTCATTATTATTTTACTATAAAATAAATGTTTTATAAAACCGTACATACTTTGGACATTTAGAGCATCGATTTTCTAAACATTATACTTTATTCCCATTTATTTTCTAGTAAAATAATATACACACATCTATATATATAATGAAAGAATACATCCAAATGTCGAAGTCATCGCACGAAAATAGCAATAAAGAGTTTTTGGAAATTGAAATTAAAAGGATAAATTTATTATTGAGTTCACGAGTCTTTGACAGGAATGAAGTTACAAAGAAAAGTGTAGCTACCTATTTGCGATTTCTTGAATCCGCCAAAGTTTTTCCCAGCGATTTTGAAGACCTTTTTGGAAAATTTATTTTAATTCATGAAAATGACATTTTTCCACAGTATTTCAATACTCCAGAGGATACATTTGAGGAAGATCGCAAGTATCTATTGTTTCAAATGCCAAGTCCGGAAGGGAAAAGTAAGAAAAGTACATAATTGTTTTTTATATATTTTATCTTCTTTTTATGTATTTTATCTTCTTTTTATACATTATGATTATAAATATAGAATTAAAAAATTTTTTTATAAATCATAATATTAAAACTATAAATAATGTTTATAAAGAAAAATATACAAACAAAAATGTTACTGGGTTTGGTGATTTTATACGTGGTTGTTATTTTTTATTAGATTTTTGTAAAATATATAATCTTCAATATAATATTATTGTATTACATCCAATATACAGATTCTTATTAAACACAAACTATATAAATAAAGATATTACAGAGTCTATATCTTTTTTTGATTTTACGAATTTTAACGAAAATATCCATTTAACTTTTAACAACGATTGCAGAGAATTAAACAACGAATTATTATCTTATATTAAAAAACTACCTATAATTGAAAACAACGTTTATTTGTATAATACTGTTTTTCCTATTCAACCAATTTCAGAAGAAAATAAAACCACAGTTTTTAAACTTATCTTGCCAAATTATAGAATGAACGTCTATATTGAAGATATATTAAATCAATTAAAATTACAAAAATATGTCTACAAAGCAATTCATATAAGATACGGTGATAATTATATGATACAAAAGAATGGAATGAAACTATTTAAAAAAGATGTTATTCAAAAATTATTATCGCAAATACAAAATATAATCAATCCGAAAGATAATTATATCATGTTATCTGATTGTCCATTTATTAAAAAATACATACTAGAAAGAATACCTAATACAAAATGCGTTTTCAAAGAAATTACACATTTAGGTGAAGGTGTTTTGTTAACGGATAACAGTATAAAAGATACCTTATTAGATTTTTATTTACTTTCTTATTCGAATGCCATATACAGTTTTTCAAATTATCAGCATGGAAGTAGTTTCAGTAAATGGTGCGCGATTACTTATAACATTCCTTTTACGCCTTATAGAATATAAGCGTATCAAAAAATGTTAAAGAACGATAGATTGTTAAATTTATAACAAACGAATCCTAGCAAAACACTTATAAATAAAAACCCGTTAATATTATTTTCGTCTTTTGAAAACGAGTCAGATAATTTATTAAATTTATAAAAAACAAATCCAAATAAAATACTTATAAAGAAAAACCCGTTAATATTATAATTCCCATCTTTTGAAAACAACGAAGGAATGTATGTGAAAAGTGTTTTTTTCAATATAGGTAATTGAAATAAAAAATACAATACAGCTAATAAAATAGGCGTTTGAATTTCATTATACATATCGTTCAGAGAGTCATTAAAAGTATCTGTTTTCTTAACCTTTTTATTATACGCACTAAGAATATCTTCAGAGTTTTCTTGATTTTTAATATAATCTAGCGTTTGTTCTTTAGGGATGTAATTTGGTTGTGTTTGAACATCTTGCATAATTGTATCGGTATTTTTGGGAATATCTCTAGAAGGTAATTGAGTAAGAGATGATGCGCTTGCTTGCTGAAGTCCGCTTATAATTTGATTAATTGTGCTTTCATCTAAACTCATAGGCGCTGTCATGGGCGTCATAGGTGCTTGTGATTTTGAATTATTTTCATTTGCAGTCAATACTATATTATTTCCTCCTCCTGTAGGGTCAATAGGTAGTTCTAAAATACTACTGGTTTCACTCATAATTATAATAAAGAATGATTGATTTTTATTATTACGCAAAAATCAATCCTACAACTTAGTCTGGTTGTGAAAATGCAACTATTTTTTTTTTCGAACTACATTTGGTAGATACTGGATTATACTGATAACATTTATCATCGTGTTTATAAATTTTATCTTTTATCTCTTCTAAAGGTGGAGCCATAAAAATAATACAATCTTTTCCTTTACAAATGCTTCTAAATATTGTAGCTAATCCAAAACCTAATAACAAAGACATGATTATTTTCCCATTTTTAGTATGAACAAATTTACCAAAATTCACCATTATTATATACTCTATATATAATCATTTTTTCCGTTTTTTATATTTTCTTTGTTTGACTTTATACGTTTCACTTTGTTTCACTTTGTTTCTTTGATTTCAAGTTAATGTTGTACTGGAATCGTGTATATTTTACTTGTATCTGACGGACATTTCACTTGTTCTGGTTTGAAATAAAAACAATTATCCGCCGAATCCTTAAACAATATTTTTTCTACATTTTCAGGACTTGGGTAAATATAGACTTTTTTCAATTCAGGACCCATTATATACACAAAAAATAAACCTACAGCCAAACTTACAATAAATACAGGTAGAGAGATGTAATCTAATATCATTTATAAATAATATATATATTAAATTACTAAAACATTCCTGTTTAACTTATTTTTTAGTAGGAAAATTTGAACATCCTGGTGTAATCGACAGTTTTTTAAATTTTGCTTCGGCATCTTCTTTACATCCAGGATTTTTATCGGGGTGAAACACACGCGCCTGGTCATAATAATCACGTTTCGTTTTACATGGCTCAGGATTTTTCCCGTTACTTTCACACCCTTCAATATCAATTAAAACATTTTCGGATTCATCTGATCCCCAATCAATAGACCCATTCGATGAATTTGGGGAACTTTCAGGACTAATAGGGGTTTTCCTTGTTTTCGTTTTAGTGTTTGCATTCGTATTTTTCGATTTATTTGTGTTTGTAATAGTAAATTCCATCACTTTTGGCTCTCTATGATAAAACTCTGTATCAGAAATAGTGAATGGTTTTTCTATTAAAGAATATGTATTATTAGAATCATTATAATCTACATACATTTGACTGTATTTTAATTTCAGAATTTCTTCCATAACAGGTTCTAATCGTTTTACAAATAATTCGACAGCATCTTCTACAAATGTTTCGTCTGATTTCGCATCAAAATTAGCCATAGATTCTTTGATTTGCTTAATAATTTCGTAATACTCGTTTTGTTTTTTTTGTAAATCTTTTTTTTTATCTGGATTTTCTATAATATTATAGTATTCTTGTAAATAATTAGCTAAAAGATCAGAATAATCGTTTATTTCTTTTTTGTATTTTGCGAATTCTTCAATAGCTTCTTCTTCTTTAATATAATTAAACAACAGTCTATTTTTGGTTACGATGATATTATTTTTTACTTGTTTTAATTCTTCTTCTAGGTATTTTATATCATTCGGATACAATTCTACCATACCGGTGTCTAACAATATCCTTAAATTACAAGGCGTTACTACATCTCCGCAAGTGGCGCGTAGTATTTTTCCAGTATTTGCATTATCATGGTCATAATAACATGTAAAAATAGTTCCAACAGGCCTTTTACAATTAATACATTGTGGTTTAAGTTGATTATAGGTTCTTCTTTTTTTTGCTATACTAACATCCATCTTTAATATTTGTGCAACCTGTTTCATTTTTTCCTTCTCATATGTACTTTTTAATTTATAATATTCATTCATTTTTTCATTAAATTCTGAATACTTTTCAGTCATTATATATAATACAATATATTTACTTAACACCTTTGAACATAAATTGTATTATCTAATTGTATCATATTCATTATCCCAATTAGGCAACCCTGTAATTAATTCCTGATGTGCTATCCTTTTAACTTCTTGTAATTTTTTTATTTTGGATAATATGTATTGTTGTTTTTCAACATTCTTGGCTTGTATTTCGGAAGGGGTTAATTTCCCTTTGTATTTAAACAATAGAATGATTCCTAAAATCAGTACAAATAATAAAAACAATCCTATGTTAAATACTGTATTATAATGTTTCATTCTAAAAACATGTGTCTGTTTGAGTGTTTCATTCAAAAAATATTTAACACCAGGTTCAATCAATCGTGGTTTTAAGTCAGAAAAATCCATCAAATAATATTATATTATATTACAATTATTATATATGGCAAATTCGCTATTGAATATGATTGCTTTTATATGCACAACTATTTTTTACTACATGTTAATAAAACCGGTTTTAACATATGAAATACTTATTAATCCAGAACAGTATAAAGATTACAACAAAAAAATTTACAAGGCTTTAGGTATATATCTTACTCTTGTTATCCTAATACAATTTCTTATAAACATCGCAGCTGTGAATAGTAAATGTGGTGGAAATCTAACAGACAATTTAGCTCCGGCAGGATTAATGACTTTATTTCCATGGCTTCTTATTTTTGGCGCTATCATAATCGTTTTAATAATGTATCCTGGATTTAAGATGGCTTTTTCAGATGTGATTGGTTATTTTTATGTCGCAGGCACAGCAAATAAAGTGATGACAGAACTTCTTATCAATAAAAACATTCAACAAAATATTGATGGTTCTCAAATGAATGAAACCGAAAAGGCAAATATGGAAAATGCCGCAGATGCCATTATTAAAATTTGCGGAAATACCTCTATATTGATTAACCAAATAGTGCCTAGTAATTTTGATAAATACTGGGAAATATTGCATCCTTTAATGAAAACCAAGTATCAAACAGACGGCCCAGAAACAACTACTATGAGAAAACAATTATTTAATTTAGTTGTTATGCGCGATAGTATTGGAGAGATGTTGTGGTACATATACACCGGAATATTACTTACCTCTATCGTTCAAATGAAAATATCTACTACACCTTGTTATGTGAGTAAAGCAACCATGGAGAAAAACTACAAAAATTATCTGGCAGAAGAGCAACAAGATATCGATAAAAAAAACAGTTCTAAAAGTACAAGCTATACAGTTACTTCGTAATTATAATATTATTTGCGTTCAAAAATATTATATATTTTTATTAATTACCACCTGTTTGGCTACGTTTCGAATAATTTTATCTTCGTCATTTTCATTTGTGCTCATCGACTCAATAATAATATGATTGTACTCGTCGCTTTTGGAAGAATCGGAACATGCACATTCAGGATATTTTTCTTTCCACTTGGAAATCAAATGAATATTCTTATTCGCTACTTGTTTAATGGCCTTTTTAATACGTATTTTCTCTTCATTTTCTTTTTCCCATTTATCCTGGTCTTTTATGTACAAAACTTCTCTCTTGGAATCGCTACAATGAACCGGTCTTTTATGTATATCTAATGCTTTCAAATTATTAATGATGATATTAGATATACCATCCACATATCCCATTTTCCCCACGTTTTCCAAGTCAGACAATTTTAGTTTCAAAGAATTAACAAAATCCATAATATTCATCGCATCTTTGCATTCCTCATTCAAAAACAAATTCAGATTGAATGTTTTATTATTACTGTTTATGTTAGTGGTTGTCGGTTTTATTTGTTTGCAAATGTCTAACATCATATGCTTCATTTCATTATTTTCTTTTAACAACAGCATAATCAGTTTCTTATCAGTCGGTTCATCTTCACATGTAATAGTGTTTTCGTCGGATTCAATTTCAAAAGTATAATCGCATGTCTGCCTGTGTTTCCACAATCCTTGGCGATATTTATATTTTTTACCGCATTCACAGTTGTAAAAAAAAAGGGGCTTTTTGGGGCTTTTTTGTAATCCAAAGCGTAACTCCGCGTCATTCTCCTGATGCTTACGGGTGGAAATATGTCGTAACCATTCTTTTTTTTTACTGCATTCAAAGTCACAATATTCACAGGAAAAATCAGGGGGCTTTTTGGGGCTTTTTTTGTCATCCAGCGTCATCCTATTTAGAGGACAGAAAAAAGCCCCTAAATCGTTTTTTAAATATATTAAAAAAATTATGCTCACATTTTAAAAATTATTTTTTTAGTGACCACACGTTAATTTTCAATTATGGTCACAAAACTTTTTTTTTGCACAAGTTCTTTGGCCTTTTTCGTTTTTGGACATTTTTTTTGTCCATTTTTGAAAATCGGAAAATACTTTTGGGAATTTTTTTTCATTTTTTAGAATATAAATTCTCTAATCTACTTAAAGAAACTTTATTTGTCCACAATTATTTCTTTTGATATTTTTTTAATTATTTTATTCTCTTTCTCCAAGTCATTATCTCCAGAACCACCAAAAGATTCAACCATTAATGTATTGTATTGGTCCGAATAGTTAGATTCGCTTTTGACGCAATCCGGATGAATTTCTTTGAATTTTGGAAGCATTCTGATGTTTTTGTTTGCTACGCATTTTATGGCTTTTCGGATTTTATCTTTTTTCTCGGCTTCCTTTTCCCATTTATTTTCGTCTTTCACATATAGTATTTCTCTCTTTGTGTCCGTACAATGAATAGGTCTTTGAGTTACATCCAGAGCTTTTAGATTCGTAGTAATAATATTAGAAATGCCTTCTACGTATCCAATCTGTCCTACCTTTTCCAAATCAGACAAAGTTAGTTTAATAGAATCAACAAAATCCATAATGTTCATCGCATCTTTACATGTTTCATTCAAAAAGAATTGTAGATTGAATGTTTTGTTATGACTATTAGTGTTTACAGTCGTTCCATTTTTAATCACTTCCAATATTTGATTTTGCAATTCGCAATTATGATTTTGTTGTTCCTTCATTTGATTTTGCAATTCAGCGTTTTGTTTCATGACTTCTTGATTTTGTTTCAAAATATTCATTACGAATTCTTTATCAATCACAACTTGATTATCTGTTGAGTTAATCTTACATTTCTTTTTATGACGATAATAACCGCTATCATATTTATAAGCTTTACCACAAACACAATTGTATAGAGGAACTTTTTGTACTAAATCACTACCATTTACTATCATTTTACTATCATTTTCCTTTTTTTTATGTTTATCGGTTGCCAAATGTCTATCATATTGACTTTTTCGTGACGTAGAATAGTAACATATTTCACAACAAAAATTTAATGGAACTTTTGGAAACTTTTTACTATCCATTACTACCATTTATATGATAGTAGAAAAAGTTCCTAAATTATTTTCCGAAAAAATAAAATTTTTTTATGCTCACACTTTAAAAAATTTTATTTCAGTCACCAGACCTTAATTTTCAATTATGGTCACAAAACTTTTTTTTTGCACAAGTTCTTTGCCAT